CCCTGCCCCACGGTTCCGTACTGCCCCTTTGACAGGTCCGCTTTCGGATGGTTAAGACGGCTCATGTCCTGCACATCATGCAGACAATGGTCCGCCGGAATGATGTCGTTATATCTGCATGCTGCACCACCCGGTGTCACCGTACTGCGACGCGCCAGTTGCTTAATACGCGGCTCCGGACGGTCATATGTCTCCGGCAGCGGAAGACCTTCACCATACGACATGCCGTTTGACTGCCCTGCCAGAACCACAACAAAGTAATACTCCGGGTCGCTGGTGGCACTGATTACTGCACCTTCTCCACCTGTCGGCTTCACCACAACAGGTGTGCTCACATCACCTTCTGCGACAATCGCCTGAATAAGTGCTGCGCCATCATCCGTATACGAAGAAAACGGCCCACCGTATGGTTGCCATCCTTCACGAATTTTTTGCGCAAGTGCATCAGCAAGGTCTGACGGCGATGCCGCCCTGACCACATCGTAATGTTTAAATGTCATGAATCCTCCCGGCCGGGATAGTGTACTGAATCAGATAAAGAGCGGGCTGAAGTCCGGAAGTTACAGGACAATGGCAGAAGGGAGACTTACAGCCCGCAATTCGAAAAAGGCCGCGCAGTTGCGCAGAGTGATTACCATGGGGTATTATTCGCCAGCTGAAATATTACTTCACGTTTTGTTGTTTATTCCTTGCCGCCCGCGTCTCCCAGCGCGGGCTTTTTTTGCCCATAAAAAAAGCCCCTCCGGAGAGGGGCTTCGCTACGTGTCTGTTAACCATATGCATGGTGCCGGGTGCCTCCCGGTGAGTTCAGTATCAGCACCTGAACCCGCACAGAAAGGATAGAGTAGAAACACCTGCGCTGATATGCCCCTCCGCTCAGGGGGATTCACCATGCCAGTTTCTTTTAACAAACTCCCCGCAAACCAGACAACTGTCAACCGTCTGAATTGTGAGACATTTAAAATTTTCGGGGCGTACCTGATACCCGGTTAATTCTGCAATATCATCCGTTCTGACTGACTAAATCCTGTACTTCCCTGACCGTCTGCTCAAAACGTTCAGTCTCCAGCTCAACGCCAATTGCACGACGCCCCAGCGACATTGCTGCTTTGACGCTACGGACATAAAAAAGCCAGCCACTGGGGGAGGCTGGCAAACTCGTAGAGCAAAATGCTGTTACGCAAACTTCGTTACAGGGTCATCCTGCAATACAAAAAATACACAATATTTAGAAAACTAATAGTGCCATGTGCAATTTTTAAGATTTTGTTATTAATTGTGGTCGCACCTTCCTTTCTGTGTACTTTCCGTATAGCTCACAGGATTCTGGGTACAAAAAAAACCGCGCATCGGCGGGTTAAGCAGCGTGGCAATGTAACCACTCTTATCATGATATGCAGATTTTTACGATCGTAAACTATTTTTTCGCTGATAAAATACAGAGGTTCTCCCTCCCGGCAATTCACGCTCAACATACCGATCCATCTCAAGCCTCACTCCCAGCATCATCAGCATGCCTTCAACAATCCCCTCCGCTTTGTGAAGGCGTTTACCTATGCAGGTGTCAGAGCACCCATGTTTCCGTGCCAGCGCCATGAACGTCTCCCCCAACACGTAATAATCAACCAGCAAGTCATGCAGATCGCTGTTGTTCCTGTTAAGGCGAGCCATACACCCGCATATAATCATCGCGTCATCGTCACAACACTGTGGACGTGATTTTACTTTTTCGGGGATCAGTCCCTTAAATCCGGCAGCAATGGGCGACCATGTAACATCCTCATAGTTATTTGCCGCCCATGCACCCCAGCGCTCAAGAACCTGCCGGATATCACGCATCAGTATCTTTACCCCATCCGCGATGAACCATAAGAACACCGTTGACAATAGCGTGTCTTTTTCCTTCTTTATCGCCAGTGTATTTTCTGACCGTGTTGCGACTACAGTTCAGTATTCTGGCTACCTCGGTCTGATTTTCATATGCCTCAACGAGCATGTCAGGAATGGTTTTTACTGTGAACGTCATGCGGCCTCACTTCTGCTGTTTCGCAGGTCTTTAAGTTTCTGCTGATACTTCGCCTTGATGGCCCTGCACTCTTCGACAGTCCAGCGATGGCGGTTATGGTTTGATTCGATTTCGTCTACTGCTTCCTGCCCGATGCGATTAATCAGTTCGACGCGATACGGAACGAGATTTCCGCTTTTGTGCTGGTTGCACACCACGCATTGCTTGTGAATATTGCGTTCATCAAATCGGAGTTGAGGTGCCGCAGCAGTTGTCCGGTAATGTCCGGCATCCCACTGAGCAGACGTGAGCGTTCCGCACGAGATACATGGTAAGTCGCGGTCTCTTTCTCTGATGAAGGCGTTTACGGCTTGTTGGGCTTGTTTAATCCAGTAACTGCGGGGCTTTAAGGCGAGTTTTCGAATCTTAATTTTATCTTTCTGTTTCTGCTCCTCTCGTCGTCGTTTCTTCTCTGCTGTTTTTTCCGCCTTTTCGCGTTCTTTATTTCGTCGTTCGAGTGCTAATTTAGTTCCGTGTTCCGGGCTGCACCACCACTGATTTGAGAATGCCGGGTGAAACCATTCCTTACAGATTTTGCATTTCCTTCGCGCTGGTTTAGCCATTAAGCAGCCTCCCCTGTTACTTTAAGCATTCCGTTATCTAGCAGCTTTCTTGTCAGCCACTGTTGACCACGCCCGGTGATTTTTGTGGTGAACGATATCTGTATTCCGTGATTTGTATTGACCGCTGTTTCTTTCACTGTGAAATAGCCGCGATCCATATATTCCTGCATTGGCACATTGCGCCGGGCACCTGAAGCAATAAGGATTTTGTGATCGCGCATCCACGCAAACAGTTTGTTTGGACCAATACCAACAACCTTTGCAAAGTTTCCAATCAAAATTCCGCTGGCCTCGCCAACTCGATCGGCAAACTCAACTTTAGGTGCTGCGAGAGCAAGCTGTTTCTCCAGTTCAGCCTTCTGGTCTTCAAGGTCGGCCGCAAGGCGCAATGCCTCAGAAAAGGTTTGTGGTATTTTCGCGGTTGCCCCTTCGAGTTCTCGCCAGCGGTCAACAAGGCGAGCGGTGAATTCCGGCGACAACTGAGCGACGACAATAATGCTGTCTCGCTTACCTTGTTCGCCTTCGAATATATACACGCTTGTGAATTTGTCAGGGCTAATTGTTTGTTTATTTTCAACTTTTTGCATTGAAGGAAGTTGAATCACCCCACGCTTTGCCAGACGTTCTATTGATATTCTGACATTACCGTGTTGGCTTCCCACCAACTCAGCGATTTCAATGCTTGTCATTTTGATGGCATTGCTATTTATCAGCTCATTCATTGTCATGTCCTCTCACATTGAAAATTCAGCAATAAAAAACCCAGCCGAAGCTGGGTTTGTTAAGTTGTCAATTGTCAGTAGCGATGCAGTGAAGGCGGCAACTCTTTGTTCTTAAGCCTTTCCCATGCCAGAAGGTTCGTCGGCCCGTCAGGCTCATAAATATCTATATCCCGCGTGTGATTAATTAAAACGCCCCTCGCCCTCCCGATGATATACGAGAACTCATAGCCGTAGTCGTGGCATATGCCGGAATAGCCAGACTGAATCAGTTTTAATGCGGGATACAACTCACGGAACAATGCCTGTGAGCGGTTGGCATAATCCCACAGCCATACAAGGCTGTCTGTTTCTTTTGCGGAAAGCCCGTTGAGCTTCTTCTCTTGTTTGCCAGTATTTTTCTCGCCCTGGCTGAAATAGCAGTCTTCCAGTTTTTCGAACACTTCCCACGCCTGATCGGTTTCGAGCATTTTTGCATGACGGGCTGCTCCGCGTTCTGTCCAGAGGATGAGGGAGCGGGCATTTTTACCAACTAACCCGATTGTTTCGGGTCTGTTCTTAAACTCGCGTAATTCGTTTTTTTCAATTTTAAAGTAATGCTTTCCGGGCATGAATCGCGTCGTGTTGTTCAGAAAGTTATCAGAAATGTTTTTGATTTTTGTTCCGTAAAGGTGAGCCAACAGTTCAGTAGTAATTACGGGGATCTGGTTATAGGTAACAGGGGAAAGGTTTTCGACAGAAATTTGAACAGCCATAATGACCTCGCGTTTCGATTATTTTTACCTCGCCACCGTCAGGTGCTAATCATCGTGGTGGCGAACTGTGCGGGGTTAGCACTACCGGTCGAAACATCCGGCGAGCCTTTCGGCTCCCCCACACAGCCCGCCATAAATCGCGAATGTGACTGTGCTTAGCGCATAAAAAAACCGCCAGCGCGGTTATGCACCGTTTCGATATCCGGGGTGCTAATCCCGACGCCAGATTTTGCTGGCGCGTGAGGAATATAGCCCCGAATAAATCATCGCGTCAATCACCTTGTTTTCCTCGCACGATGTCTTAGCCACCGGATATCCCACAGGTGAGCCGTGTAGTTGAAGGTTTTTACGTCAGATTCTTTTGGGATTGGCTTGCGTTTATTTCTGGAGCGTTTCGTTGGAAGGTATTTGCAGTTTTCGCAGATTATGTCGGTGATGCTTCGTCGCTGCGTCTCATGCTGCCCTCCTGACGCCCTGCCCGATCGCCATCAATGCCGCTTTGGATACGGTAGTAAACATCCGTCGAGGACTGATGAACGGTCGCCAAATCAGCAGCATGGAACCTTTGCTGTTTCCCTTCTTCTCCAGCCCTGTCGATGGTTCGATAAAATTAATCCGTCCATCAGTGATAATACGAACTTCGTCAACACTCTCCAGAGCCTTGCTGAACCATCCGACTGACATATCCTCTGGTACAAGCATAACTACCGTCTGTCGCTGTTGTATGCACTGCTCAGCGGCTTTTTCCACCCACGGCCTGATATTGCTGTACGGTGGGTTATTCCAGATTGCACCGTGGCTTACCCACTCAGAATTGAGCGCGTCGTCGGCCTCAGTTAGCCAGTGAGCACACAGAGCATTTTTGTCGCTCGCTGCCGAATCCAGCCAGAATCCAAACTCAATATCCAGTGCATCAAAAAGCCAAAGCGGCGTTTGCCAGCAGTCCTTGTCGTGTGCTGGCGTATTTGATTTGATAGTCATGCAGCCCGATCTCCCCATCTCGCTTTCCACTCCAGAGCCAGTCTCGCTTCGTCTGACCACTTAACGCCACGCTCTGTACCGAATGCCTGTATAAGCTCTAATAGCTCCGCAAATTCGCCTATACGCATCCTGCTGGTTGACTGGCCTATTACCACAAAGCCATTCCCGGCAAGGTTAGGAACAACATCCTGCTGCTTTAATGCTGCTGTAAAAACGCACTTCCAGCTTTCTGCATCCAGCCAGCGACCATGCCATTCAACCTGACGAGAGACGTCACCTAAGCAGGCCCATAGCTTCCTGTTTTGGTCTAAGCTGCGGTTGCGTTCCTGAATGGTTACTACGATTGGTTTGGTCGGGTCTGGAAGGATTTGCTGTACTGCGTGAATAGCGTTTTGCTGATGTGCTGGAGATCGAATTTCAAAGGTTAGTTTTTTCATGATTTCCCTCTCCCCCAAATAAAAAGGCCTGCGATTACCAGCAGGCCTGTTATTAGCTCAGTGATGTAGATGGTCATCTTTTAACTCCATATACCGCCAATACCAGTTTCATCGCTGCACTCTGGCGACACTCCTTAAAAATCAGGTTCGTGCTCACCTTTCCTTCCCGTTCTTCCCTGGTAGCAAACCGGTAATACACCGTTCGCCAGACCTTACCTTCGATAACCAGAAGACCTGCCCGTGCCATTTTAGCCGCGGCCTGATTTATGCTGGTTACTGTTGCGCCTGTTAGCGCGGCAACGTCCGGCGCACAGAAGCTATTATGCGTCCCCAGGTAATGAATAATTGCCTCTTTGCCCGTCATACACTTGCTCCTTTCAGTCCGAACTTAGCTTTAATTTCTGCGATCTTCGCCAGCGCCTGAACATGATTTAGAGGTCTGCCGCCCATGACAGGAAGTTGTTTTACTGGTTCAGGTATCGTCTCACCACGGTTAATTCGCGCTGTCATACAGGTCAGTTCATCGGCAGCCTTGCGTCGTAATTCCGCGTCAGTCAGCGCATTGGCCCGCATGTTCTGGTACAGGTTGGTAACCAACCAGTAATGCGCGTTCGATTTCCACGGATAAGACTCTGCATCCGGATACAGGCCACGCTTCCGGCAATACTCGTAAACCATATCAACCAGCTCGCTGACGTTTGGCAGTCCGGCGATAACGGATGCTTCTTCCCGGCACCATGCAACAAACTGCCCGGGTGATGGAAGAAATGGTCGATTCTGCCGACGGGCTACGCGCATTCCTGCGTTAACCTGTTCCATCGAGGTGATCCCGTTTTCCCGGAAAGCCAGAACCCACTGGCGGCGGATTTCATTCAGTTCGTTCTGGTCCCGGTTAGCCAGACTCGCCGGGAAAGTTGCCAGTAACTGGCTGAACACACCGTTGATGATCTGCGCTACCTGTTGTACCTGCGGCTTTTCGTCGTACTGTTCCGGCATGTTGTTGGCGATCCGACGCATCTGCTCACGGTCAAAGTTAACCATCTGTGCGGCGATGTTTTTCATAAATCCACCCCGTAAATCCAGTCAGTGTTTGTCAGGTCGAGTTTTGGTTTTCCAGCTGTCACGCCAGCCTGTTGCTTGTTACGGTTGATTTCGAGCTGGGTCCACTTGTCGCGGAGTTTGGCCGGACTTAGCACGTTACCGGACCAGAAGTTGTCCTGGCATGCCCAGCGGAACAGCACGCACATGTCGCGGTGGTTACGTCCGTCACGTTCACGCATCAGGCGGATATCGTTAGCCCACCC